ATTCAGCTAGGAGCAAGACCTAGTGGCACAGTCTGGCCCACTGTGTCGTGGAGCGCGGACCAGTCTAGAGCAAGATTACGTCGCTGAGAAACGAAGTACGACCGTACGTAGTTGGACATGCCGTAACTGGCAACCGAGACAGGGGTCCTTACGTCAGCTATGCGTAATAAGCTCTCAGTATCTGGCACTCTAACGACTCCTTAAGTTGACCACTGGTCAGGTCAGGTAGTTCCTTTCACTCGTAGGTATGCGTCAAATCCAATAAAACAACCAACCAACTATGAACACACCTACTAAATTGCTTGCAGGTCTTGAAAAACAAGACAGCCGGCCTCAGGATGGAGAAGAATCTGAAGAAGAGAAATCTCGTCATCCTGGGGACGGAGAGGATTCTTCGACGTTAATAAAATGGTCGTCGCCCTCCAGCTCGCCTTCTGAGGCCTCAAATGTTCAAAATGTGGTGCCGGCCTATCCGGTTCCTGCTGCTAGTCAGGGTGAACAACCTAGTATAATATTGAATCATTTGGCGAAACCTTTCGTTCCTATTGAATCCTCTAGAAGGAGGAAAACACGCTCTGCACGGATTATTGACAAAGTTAATAATGCTTTTACCGGTGGCGTTGTACCTTATAATATCTCCTTCAAGAACATGGGAACTATTGATTTAAAAGCTGCCAAGATTCGTTCCTTAGCCGATGTTCTCTTAGAATTGGCCGCTCATGTAGATTTTAAAAATCTGTGTACTTTGTACATAGATGATGGAGTGACCATTTCCGAAACGCCTGGAGACTTCGAGTATATGCCCATGGAAGGTGCATTAAGCCATGGACTTAAGGTTTTTAACCCTTTTTGCATCCCAGATCGTCCTATTGGGGAGGATGAATCCTGGTTGACTATTGGAGTTCCTCCGACCCAAGCGGAATTTTTCCGTTATGGTCCAATAGTTGGGGTTAAGCAAAAAGGGAATACATACCGCATCTGTTTAGAGACATCCTCTGGGTGGCGTGCTCTAGACGGTTGCATCTCGCCAATCCCTCCTCGGGTATTTGAAGTATCACAATTGGAGGGAGGGTGGGTGCTATTGCGAAGACCCTCAATTGAAAAAGACGCACCGTTGAAAAAATTGCATTTTTCACAGATCATTCTAAAAGAATCTTTCGTGCCGGACCTGGGGTTGGCACGGAATCATATGAATGCTGCTTTTTCTTACAACTTGATGACGGATTCTTACGGGTATCTCTTTCACGAAAGTCCGATCAACTATGTCGCAGGGCGTCAAGTCCTGAGTCAGATTGATCCTACTTGTGTCTTTGATGCAACTAACTGGTTGAATAAAACTTGGACCGAAACTAATACCGTTGTAACTTACTTGAAACAAATTAGCACGGGAAATCATACGATTGTGAATATTTTGATTTCTGTTGGCTTGGTAGATATAACTAGCTTATGTCCCCAAGTGAGTTACATGGCGGCCAAGACTATCCAACTTCAAAGCATTTTCAAAGACTTGGGGTACTTCCATCGCTTTACAGTTCAGAATTGGGCCGCTCTTACGAATGGCACCCAATTTCCTTTGCGATGGAATCTGTTTTTTGCGCTATTATTGTTGTTCATTTACACAATATTCTTCACTTCTGAGTACTTAGTTGGAGAACGGTATCTCGCTTTTGAGACACTGATAGGGTTAACCTTTTTTATTGTAACCCTTTTATATATCCACCTGAGTGCTGTCAAGGCAGTTAAGGAGAAGCCCCCTGACGGGCCATGGTTGACCATTCCTAGAGCTACAGACTTTGATGCTGTTCAGACATTTGCTAATCGTTATGTTGGTAAGTGTTTTGATCCTGACTCTCATGTTAGGAGCTCTGGTGACCAAATGCAGGGGTTTATCCGAAATTTCTTTTCATCCAACCCTTATGTGAAATCTTCCACTACCAGTGCGTGTTTCTGGCGTTTGATGGGATATTCGCGGTGTTTTATACAACCTGCTGAAACCTGTTCCGCTGTAGTCACGGCTATAGAAAGATATTGTTCAGGGGCATCATTTGAATGGAATCAGTCAGCTGTCTTAGACATGGGGTCGGGATTTCGAAGTTTATTGGAGGAATATTTGATTTGGGGTGAGACCTCCGAACAAGTAGAATGGACAACCTCTCTCTTACAGGCATATTTAGGAAGGCGTCCTGAGAAACGAGAGAGTTATTGGCGTGCGAACCTTAGTTATTGGTGGGGGCGCTTGTTGAGTGGGTCGGTCAATGCCATGATGAAGTTGGATGAGACTTTAATCGGTAAACCTGAATCTCCTCGTGCTCTTAAGAAATGTCGCTTAATTATCAATCCTGGTCCTGCGATGGCGTCGCTTACTGCTCCAGTGATTGAACAAGTGACCACCAGGCTAAAACAAGCGTTGCAAGAATTTAATGTTTCTCAGGAAGATAGAAATAAGATAATGATAGTCGGCAAGTTATGGAAAATCCATTTTATATGGGGTTCCGGCACCACACCTGAACAGCTTAATATGACGCTTCAGGCTATGGTTCTGACTTCTCCAGGTCATGTTTGGATCTGGGCTGCTGGTGATGATTCACTAGTATGTTTTAAGTTAGATAAAGGTTGGCGTGTGATTGAAGGTGATTTTAGCGGGTTTGATTCATCACAGCGTCTTGAAGTGAATATACATGGGGACGATGAGGGCACTTTGGCAGAATCGTTAAGATTGATGCCCTTTTTGGGAATGGATGCCCAGTCTATGTATTTGCTGCGCAAAACCATTGTTTCCTCTGTGAATTTCCGTTTTCATACGGACAAGGGACATGCGTATACAATGAATTTACGCCCTGCAAACACTTCTCGTAAAATATATCCTTTACCGAGTGGAACCGCCGCTACTACTTTATTTAATACTAGTACCACTTTATCAGCATGGTTATATGTATTGCGGAAAACGAAGGACAACACCGTAGAAGATTATGTTCGTCTTTTTCGCCAATTGGGTTTTGAGCTAAAATTGTGTAAAGAACATTCTGCGTTAGAAGATGCTACATTTTTGAAGATGACACCTCGCAGAGTGAAAAATTGTGCTCCCCAGAGGCGAATTGGAATATACGCTATCGGTAATTTAGTTTGGGTGCCAGTGCTTGGAGTTGGCATTAAGGCTGGGTTGTGTAAGAAAGACCCTCGAACTATTTATCCTCGTTTGAGCGACATGGAGATTTGCGCTAGGTATCCTCATGATATAGCCTGTGGTTTTCTATCTTATCCTTCGACTGTAATGACCAAAGCTATTGTGCAAGCGTTTTATTGTCCCAATCTCTCTCGAGCCTCACCTGTGCGCGCATGGGGGTCACATTCTATTATTGATAATGATCCCGATTTTGCGGTTTATAATGAGGTGGAGATTGATGATGTTTGGGATAAACGTTATGATGCAGATGAAGTTGCCAATAGTTTACAAAATCTCTTACAGGATTTGAAGTTAAATGCCGTAATCCAACATTCTCTCTTGGATAAAATCTTGGAAATCGATTATTAATCCCCAGGGCTCGATTTTGCTGCTATCATATTCTTTCTATGCCTTCTCGCAAACGAAATATTCGGAAAATTCTACGCAAAGTTGCTAAAGGGGTCAAGATGGGCGCTAATATTGGGAGAGATCTCGATATTCCCATGTCTGGCCTCGCTCACAAACTCGCTTCTTCCACACTGCGCAATACGCGGCGTCGCAAGAAACAACGACCCTCGCACGGTGCCAATTCCACCCACGGGAAGGTTGAAAAAGTCTTGTTACCATCTACTGCCACTTCGACGGCTCGCGGAGCTATTGGGCGAGTGGCCACTGGTTTTGCACAAGATTTTGAAACCTATAGTTCCTTGGGTTCTGGCAATAGGGCTTACTATGTGGACCCTAACCGTTTGGAGGACTATCTATACGGCACCTCACTGACTGGTGGCGATTCTTATCCTATCACGGGAACCTCTTCTTCAGCAAGTATGCCTGGCCTGGCATCTCTCGACAATTGTCGGGTTTTAGTCCAGAGTGGTTACATACAGCTGACATGTGATCAAAATTCCATGGAAGTAGGGGGTCAGGTGTATGTTAAATATTTTATACCTGATAAGTATCCTGGTTCTTTAGATGCTTCCTTTCCTACTGAACCCAGTGACATTTGTGTTATAAACGTGAAATATCCTTTAGCTAAGGTATTGTCCCAAGGTGGCTTGATTATTCCTTATATCCATCTGCGTGAATCACCTATTTACGCTGATGTTGATTACGACACAAGCTCTTCACCTGTTTTGGATAACTTCTATTGGATAGCTGTCATGTTTTCAGGTCTCACTGCCGCCGACTCAGTCGCTGTCGGAGAATTCAACTGTGTGGCTAATTATGACCTTCAACCTGCTGCGAATAGTGTACTGGCACAGTTCACTTCTATTCCCGCGCCTCCAAACCCTGCGCTTATTAATGCGTGGCGCGATTGTGAACGCTGGTTACTAGAGAGCAACGCGGTCTTCCCCACAGGTGATATAGATACTGCTCGACGTATGTGCCTTGCTCATTCTTTATCTAATTATTCGAATATTATTCTTAAGTAACGTTCTTTTCTATATGTACGCAGCTTCCTTCCTTTTCTTATTTTTCTTACATTTGGTTACCTAAAATAATACTTGGTACCATCTTAACCTATCGCAAAAGTTTTCAGTAACCAACGGCATCAGATACTTGACAATCTGTCCCCCGTCTCATCCCCGGTCGTCCCGGTTCACCAACGCTATCAACTACCATAAAAACTACAAAAAAGAAACTCCAAAAATAATTCGGCATACGGTAAATCCGTCCTAATTACATCAGCACCAGCGGTTCTTCCGAGTGACTGTTCGCGTTCTCTACCCTGTTCCGTGTCAACACTGTGTAGAGGATATCACCTAC